CCGGTCAGGCTGTACGCCCCCCCACTGGCAACGACCTGCTTGCTCCGGCTCAGTACCGCGCTGCCACCGGTCTTGCTGTACGAACCCCCTTGCGCCGTGAGCGGGTAATTGTTGGGCTTGGCCCGCAGCGACATTGTGATGCCAACTGCAATACTGCTGGTCTGCGTGATCGTCAGGTTGCCCGTCGCGCCTGCGGTCGCTTTGAATCCATGACCGCACCAGATACCACCGCCAACACCGGTGTTAACTACCTGATCGTGTACTTCAGTGATCCCTGTCAGGTTAGCATTCGTGAATGCAGTGACTGCCGTGGTGGTGTTTAAGTCCTGATCGCGCGCTACCGACCAGACAAGTAGCGCGTTGGCACTACCCGTGGTTAGACCGGTCATCGTCAGCGTGGTGTTCGCTGCTGCGAGCGTGGTCGCTACCGGGGTTACCCCGTCAAACGGAGTCGTGGTATCAACGCCTCTGTAGCCGGCAATGATCGCGCAGGTTACTGTGCCGCTTGTTACAGCTACCGTAGGTGCAGCATCTCCTGATTGCCAGAATCGGTAATACGTAGTTATCCTAGTACCGCCAGCAGTATTAGCTGTACCTGTACTAACTGGACTATTTGTTACCTGCGTCCACCCTGATACCGCGCTGACCGCTTGGTTACAGGTGTGGATATGCAGCACCATGAAATCGCCCGCCGCCATTGAAGCGGGGATTCCGGGTGCGACGGACGTAGTGCCAGCGGCCCACGTCCCTTTATTGACGAAGGTAATCGCCACGGCAGGTTACCTTGTTGCGCTAGGTTAGGTCACTTTGAACACGCCGACAGTGGCGGTTTGATCCAGATCAACCGTAACGGTTTCGCTGGCTGCTACCGCTTGGGCCGAGCCGTAGTCCCAGTACCCGACCACTGTGCCCTGTGCGCCTTGCAGCACAGTCTTATTGACCAGCAGTGCGTAGCGGAAAGTGAACCCCGCGCCAGTAGCTGTCCAGACAGCAGGGTCAGCTAAGACCAGCACAAAGTCGGAGCCGTTCATCCCTGCTGACGACGTGCTGACGTTTGCCCCGCCGGCGGTATATCCGTTCGCCGTAGCGAGGTCGGTCGTACCGGAAGTGAACACTTTGGACGCAGGCGACGACGCCGACAGGGCGATGGCCCACTGGTCGGTTCCTGAGTTAATCCCCTCCAACAAATCTTCGTTGGCTGCGGTGACTTTTACATACGATGCTGTAGGCATTTCTTACTCCTTGGTTATTGGTAAAGCGTTACGTTTGGCCCAATCCTGCCACATGGTCACGGTGCCGGCGTCGTAGCCGCAGGCGTCGATGAAGGGTCGATCAACAGCCACTGATTCTTCGGTGGCTGCATCAGCACTTCCGGCACTTCCGGCTTGACCATCACCATTGCTGGAGTTGGGCAACAAGCCGCGAGTCCCAATGCTGACAGCAGGGCAACGAGCCACGGTGCCAAACTTCTTGCGGGCGTTTTCGTAGGCTTGATTTTCGACCGCGACCAGTAGTTCGGCATGGGCATCTTTAATCTCCTTGGCGATTCGTTGGCTGTTCTCTTGGTACGTCTGTGCTGCGCTGCGCATGGATTCGATCACCGCTATCTTCTCGTCCCGCTCCGCTGTCACTGCTTTTAGGCGCAGAGTCATCACCGCCCCATACGCCACTGACGAGGCTATGACCGTAGCGAGCAAGACGGTTCTCCAGTTGGTGATCAAAAGCGTCCACACTTAGCTCTCCTTCTTCTCTTTGTCGATCCATCGCTTCGCCAGATTTGCCCCGGCCCAACAACCCATGTACGTCAGGAATAACCACTCCGTCAGCCGGTCATGGTTTGTCTCGCGGATCAATACCCATGTCGATACGAGCAGCGCGAAAAGCTGCCCGCATTTCATCAAAGAGACTCTGTCGGTCTTGCTGTCGATCAGGAGGTGTCTCAGGTCGAAGTGATCCGGTGTCGTGTGCCACAGGTACAGGAGCATCAACCCACAGATCGACGCTGCCGCAAGCGTCACGTTGTCGAGCGTATTCATCCCAAGTCCTCCCTAGCCACGGTGTCCGCAATCCGTGTGAGTAATAGACTTTGCTCATGTTGTCTCCGCTCGGCTACACGTCGTTCATGCCACTCCGTTTCATCACTAATGTGCTGCGCAATAACTCGCTCAAGCATGTCGATGCGGTCTGCTTGCTCAGCGATCATCCGGCGCAGCGATACGATATCTCGGTGATCTACCGGGGGCGCTAACGGGTCGAGCGGGTTGTGGGGTGTCTTCATCGCTTGCTCCAATACTCGGCACTGCCCGCATCGAACTCCGGCTTGAGCATGAGTGCCAGCACGACGACGGCAACGACGAACACCACGGCGAGGAGCCATTCGTTCTTGATCACGGCCCGGCCCCCACTACGAAGTCCATCGAATCCAACATAAAACGCTTGGAGGTGACAGCGAACCGTGGTCGCCACATGCCCCACACCTCAAGGCGACAGGGGGTGCCGTCAGGGACGACGACAGGGAACTGCATTGGCCTGCGTACAGGGGCGTAGTAGCCGGCCTTGAACGTGCGCTTGGTCATCGCACCATCCAAGAAATAGGAATCTTGCGTCTCTCCATCCGGTGGACAGCGAACAATCCTTTGCACCTCACCGTCAGCGTCTTCCAACACAGTGAATCCGCGTGAGTATTCGACAACCAGACCTTGCTCGTTGTTCCAGCCTCTCGCGTAATTAAATTTGTCCATCACGATGTTGGTTTCTTCGTGCATCGTGTCGTAGATGACCATCCCCGCGAACAACGTCAGCGCGAACGTCAGCACTCCGGCGACATGCGGAATCCAGCGGGCCGGAACCCATATCAGGTGGGGCGCGTTCATTTCACGTGATCCTTGAAGTACGCCCAGATGGCATTCACTAGCAAAATACCGCCACCGATAACGCCAGCATTGATAACGTGAGAAAGCGTCGCACTGACCCTCTTTCTCCGATCTGCCACATCGGTAATGTAGCCCTGATGCACCCGACAGTGGCTCGGAGGATCGCCTTCAGGAAAACCGCTACGAATGAGCTTTTCCAGATCGTTACAGCGCCCGACAAGATCATCCAAATCTCGTTGATGACCAGTGAGGATGTGCTGTTTCTCCAATTCGTGCTGCTTGATCGCTGCTGCCACCTTGTCGCAGACAATCTTTTCGACATGGGATAAGAATTGAAGTTGGGCGAGTGAATGCGCTTCATTGGTCTGTCCATCCATCATGCCTCCAAGAACATCGCTCGCTCGGCCTGCCTACGACGAGTCAGACCGGCGAGAGGTTTGCCGTTGCACTTATCCCATATAAGGAACTGATTGGCTGCGCCTTGGCGGTTTCTGTTATTCAGCATTCTAACCAGAGTGGAGTTCTTTACCGCTTCGCCACCCACATTAAATGCCAGCGACACTAAGGCGTCGAACTCTGCTTGCGAAAGATCAACATCGACGCAATCCAGAATAGCCGTCTCAAAGCGAACCAGGTCTTTTGCCAGTAGGTCATTTGCTTGCGCCTCCGTCATGGGGTTAGGGAGAATCTCGCCAGTGCGGATTACATGGCCATAACCCTGCGTCAATTTGTTCGCTGAGCAGTGGTATGGCTTTGCTTCAAAGCCTTCAAAGGACTTGATGAAGTCAATGCCCACCTGCGAGGTTTTCACGTCAGTTCTTTCCACGGTGAGAGCGTCAAAACGATGCCCTTGATTCGCTCCGACTCCGGTGCGTCAGGCAGTGTGCCGTTGTGCTTCAGCTTGATCTTCCACCCGAAGTCAAGCATCAACCCGTGCGTCTTGGTGATGGCGAACTCGGCATAGAGGCGCGGATAGACCTTGCCCTTGGCATCAACACCCTTGAGTACCATGAACCCACGATACGGTGCTGCCTCAACGACACCGCGCTTTGTCAAGCAAGTGATTGACAATCCACTCACATCCACACCGCAGACGTTGCGAGAGAAGTAATTGCCCGGATTGCGCACTGCTGCCCAGCGCCACATATTGAAGCGTGTTGTGTGTTCGCCTTTGCACTCGTTGGCCCACCAGCCTCGCTTATCACCGAGCATCCCGTCAAACACGTTATCCCACCACAGCGCCCACGATGGTAGGCGTACAAGGAACCATGAGCCGTGTTGCGGGAATTGGCTGAACGGTTGGATGGCAGATTGAATACTGCGATACGGCAGCGCAAACCACACCACGACAAGGCCGAGTAGTTCAACTACCCAACTGGCGAGATTGAGTGCGAAGGCGCGGAGGAAGCCTGTTGTCACTCAGGCTCTCCCGCTACGTTGCCTTCAGCGATCCACGCTTGAAACTCTGGATACTCTTCGGTACAAGTCAGACGGCACTTACCGTCATCGTCGATACGAGCGTAGATTTGAGGTTGTCCGTCTTGTAATGGGAGTTTTTGGTAGGTCATAGTTCTGCGCTCCATCCTAGGTATCCGTTTGTATTCTGTCGAGCCAAACACCCCTGTCCCAAGGTCATCACTGCTGCTGTGGTGTAAGTAAAGGCAACCGTATCAGCCGAACACGCACCGATTGTTGGAACGGATGCCCCGTTGGCGTTTGTACCTCCAAACACTAAGTTGTAATCGGTAGCTGTTCCAGATTGCTCCAATGCTGATGGGGCAGTTCTCATGGTTACAGGTACAGAACGAACGAAGTCTGCAACGGTTGTGCTAACCGAAAATCCAGAAGCCACGCGAGGAATCCCCGCTGCCCCATTTAGCCGATAGTAATACCGCTGACACAGCGCCAACTCAGTGCCGTAGGGTCGAGTCTCAAAAGGAGTAGCGACGGAGCCAGCCTCAAGCTGAACCAGTGCGATCTTGAAGTTGTTGGCGGTGCTGTCGAGGGCGTTGACTTGGTTGGAAGTGGCGTAGAGATTACCTGCCGTCCAAGTGTTTGCCGTGGTGTGGAAGTTTGACCCCATAGCCACGCTGAAATATATGCGTAGCCCAACACCTGTGTCGTATAACCAAGTTCCAGAGGTATCAACAGCAAGCGTTACTGTTGCCTGCTCCCATGTGTCCGTTACATCTTGAGTGTACTCAGCAATGTAACAACGATCTGCTGCACTATTGGCTAGGGATACGCAATACGTTCCTGTCTTGGTGTGTTTGTGCCAGAAGGACAAGGTGACATAACGAGTACCTGCCTGCCCAAATCCGAACGAGGCCGCGTTCAGTCCTTCAATTTTCTGCGTAACTAAGTAGTATTGCGCTGCTGCGATTGTGGCGTCTGCGGTTGTGACGTCAACATGGAGGCAGTGTTGTGTAAAGACTCCGGCTTGCGCTACCGTGGGGGCATCAGCCGTTTTCAGGATGTTAACTACACCATCACAAACATAAGAAAGTTGCCATCTATCGGCAACGTAAGTCACTGTAACAGGCGCAGTAAACGTCGTCCCCCGCTGCCAAGGGTTCGTGGTGAAGTCACCGCCGATGATCTTGTTCCTATGCCCGAAGGCAGACCCCATCACAAGCGTTCCCGCAGTGCTCATGTTCCCTGAGTCATCAATCGTGACCGCGCTATTCTGGAGTGCTTTGCCGCTGGTGCTGTCGAATCGCGCAATCGCGTTGTCCGTAGACCTTGCCGCGCCTTTCGCGTTCAGTGCATCCGCCGTTTGGATGGCATCGAACTCGTCGTCGATCTCGACGCCCTTGATCAGCTTCGCCGGATTGCCCGAGAGTAGGGAGTCCTTAGCCTCGAAATCTGTAGATTTGGTGTAGCTCATAGCCTGCCATCCTTAGTGTAAATATCCACTCGTTGAATCGAAATCGGGTAGCCAAGCAACTGACACTCGACACCTATCTGTATGACTTTCCCGCTACCTCCCGCATTGACAGCCAAGGAGGACACCACCAAGTTCTGAGTGTATTCCCCGATACCGTACTCAGCAACATTGTATTCTGCGGGTGTGCCGGTATAGGTGACCACTGTAGGTTGCGATTGCGATCCACTGAGGTAATCGAACCCCCACTTATACACGACCGTCTGATTGATCGTGCCGAACATGGTGACGATGATCTTCTTCAAGATCGAGGTCAGCACGGGGTTGCCGAAATCCACCCATGCGGTGTAATACGTCATCCGGTACGATGCGCCATTGTCGTAGTAGGTGTCGTACTCGCCCAGATAGCCGACCTGCCCCACATACAGTATGCGATCTGAGGTGTAGTGATACGCTCGGTGTTTGACACTCGGCCAATAGGTGACTCGCGCCGATCCATCCTCCAGCACCGACTTGGTATCGAAGCAATAGGTCACGCTACTTGTTACGAAGGTCAGCAGGTAGAACTGGTCGATGGGGGAATACCCCGCCTTGATGGTTGCGCCTCCGCCTTCATTACGTAGGTAGTCGAGGATGTCGTTATTGACGTTCCGGCTGACGTTGCGCATCGGTGCCGACTTCTCTTGGATGGTGCGCATGACCGAGCGTACCCCTGTGTCGGACAGGAATATGATATCTGAGCCAGTCGTTTTGACTGTATCCCTTCCGACGCACCCCACATTGGCTAGCGAGTCCTCCAGCGCCATCGTAGACGGGTCGTTTGCGCCCGAATAGACCAGAATCTGACGGGTACCGAAGATGAACAGGCGGTTGTTGTGTGTTGCCAGAGCAACGATCTCATCCGCCCCGTGGGGCCACACACCGATAAGGTTCATCGACCCTGACGAGCCTCCCGTGTATTGGTACCCTAGCAGCAGGTCAGACCAGACCACAGTGTTCTTGTCCGTGGTAGATGCGGCGATCCAAAGACGTCCATAAGCACTGATAACACAGTTGCCGGAAGGCACCGTTGCCGCGTAGCTGGGATGCTCACTGATGCGTCGGAACGCGGTCGTAGAGAGCGCGGGGTCGTACAGTAGTGGGTCGTGACCGCTCTGGAACAGCGTCAGCGCGCCGTTCATGGTTGCCATCTGCCAGTTGCTTGCGTTGATTGTGGGGGCTACCCCGCCGCCACCATACGTCAGCGTGACCAACGTGCCGCCGGAGAGCTTGAACAGCCGCCCATTGCCGGCACAGATGATCGTTCGTGTGCCGTCCGTACCAATACACTCGCCAATCGCATCAATCGTCGCCGTCGTGCCGAGATCGACATTGGTTGTGTGCGCCGGAGTCCAACCCTTACGCGCCCCTACCCGTCCGAACCGATCAATGACGCAGTTGTTCGCTTCCAACGCGAACTGTGAGTCCATATCGACTGGCGCATCTTGCGTATTCAGACCCCAGAAACCTGGAGCCGTAATACTGAACGGGGCGATATTCTCGGCCATCAGTTAGCTACCCATGTGTCGTACTCGGCGTAACGCTCTTTCTCGATGGAGATGTAGTCCGACAGGATGCTCTTGTAGAGGCCATACGCCTCGCCAGAGGACAGCCCGCCATCCTCACCTCGCTCGACCAGCGCACGGGCATACGCGCCCGATATGACCGGCTCAGGGGGCACGGTGATGATGTCTGAGTCGCCGCTCAGATTGACTTGCGGCACGTTGAGGTTGAAATTGACTGTGTAGATGCCATCCGGTGTCGGGAACAACTCGACCTTGCTGTCGGTGCCATCGAAACCGTTCCAAGCGTAGTAGCAGGGAATGCCGTTCGTCACCGTGGAAAGTTGCTGCTGATCCTGGATCCACTTGTTCGCTACGTTGGTCAGCCGGACTTTGTTCGATGCGTCATTCACCGACACATCCTTATGCCTACGCCCTGCGCCCGTGACGGTGTAGCTCGACGTACCGGCAACGGTCGTGACCGGCAGAGTGGCGCTCAGTGCGTCCCAGTTCCATGCGTCCTCGACCTGCCGTTTGGCGTCATTGACAAAATGCCCGATCAGAGTGGAGTAGGCGCTCGTACTGACACTGGTTACGGACGACTCGCGTAAGCGTGCAAGGACTTCATTCACCATTTGCAAATACGTAGCCATTATTGCGTTGCTCCTGTCATCATTCCAGCAGCAGCGCCGGTTACTGCTGGGTCTTGCATGGCGCGAAGAATCGCGTTACGCTCTTGCAGCGGCAGCGTCTGAATTACCTTCATTGCTTCCGCCGGATCATACATGGCCTTCGACAGCCTATCAATGGTGGATTTGTTCAGCTTGTCACCGAGCCAATTCACCGCTTTGTGCATGATGGTCACTTGTTGGTTCAGCATGTTTGGTGGGGTAAAAGCGAACAGATTTCGCTTCATAATTTCACCTGCCGCAATGTCACCCTGTTTGGCACTTTCAGCGATTGCGCGATCACGGGTGAGTTCCGAGGCGGCACGTTGAAAAGGTGCTGCTTCCTGCCCCATTGCACCAGTAAAACTGCGTTGTCCTCCCCCGAAAACCTTCTCAACCATCTTCGGTTTATCACCGGCAACCAACTTAATCAGTTGCTTATCTGACAGGTCTTTAGCGGTCTGAGCCATCGCCATCTTGTCGATAGAACGCATACCCATCGAGTATTTTGACAGGTAGGTTTTCCACTCTGTTCCGCCAGCGTTTTCGATGGCTGCGTCGATAGCCTGTTTCACATCATCAGCAAGTTTTCCTGCACGGGCCTTATCCGACTTACTTGCGTCTTTCATCAAATTGTCAATCACACTGTTGATCTCGTATTTGCGAATCGCATGAAGATCGTAGGCATCGAGTTTGCCCCCATTATTCTTGGCGGCAGCAGACACGGCATCCTCTACACCACCAAGTACCTTCTGAAC